TTGCCAATACCGCAAAGCAGCTTTTCAGCCCTCCGATGCTCGCAGCCCTGCGCAACGTGTTGAGCGCGATCGGCCCGTTGCTCGGCATGCTGGGGCTTGTGACGCTTTCGCCGCAGCAGATCGATAAGATCATTGCGGTGGGGCAGCAGATGGGCGTCGTGATCGGCGCCATCATCGCGCTGCTGGGCCTCCTCACCCCGCTCGTAATGGCCGCAATCGCTGCCGGCAAGAGCACCGTGGCGAGCAATATCGCCAGAACGCAGGAGATCGCGGCTGATCCTTCGCAGGTGACGTCTGTGGCAGCCGCGGCCGCGATCGTGGGCGCTGCCAGCCAGCTCGCCAAGACGCCGGCGCTGGCATCCGAGGATGCGCAGAAAGCGCTCGTGAGCGCCACCATAGCGCTCCCTTCAGTGCAGGGCATCCAAGCTGACAAGCATATTGCCGATGGCGTTGATTCCGAATCTGTGACGGCGGCCACGCCGGAGCTGGCGCCGGCGGATAATGAGCACGCCGCGGATGCGGCCGCCGCGGCTCGGGCCCGGCCGCTTAGTTCATAAAGGGAGGAGACTATGCGATTTGCAAGGCTCGCCGCCATTGTGGCGGCGACGGTGTTTCTGGCGGGCTGCGGGCCCGAATTCAAGCAGCGCCTCGATCTGGCGACCGGCGCCTATCAGCTGGCCACCGAAACCACCGTGCCGGCCGAGGCGGTGATCCCGGTGGCGAATACCTTCAACATTCTGAAGGCGGCGGCCACGAATTACGGGCGATATTGTCTCGCCCAGAAGATGGTGCCCTCGATCTGCAGCGCTGATATCCGGCGCAACGTGATCCGCGCTGTGCGCGCCGGCACCGGCGCTCGCAACCAGCTGGAGGCGAGCGTGCGCAACGGCACTCCGGCGCTCTCCTCGATCTACAACGTGCTCGTTTCGGCGGTGACGTCATTGCAGACTTCACCGGCGGCCAGCACTCAATTCTCGGGAGGCTGATTTGGATATCGCTGCAATTCTCGGCATCGTCACCGGCGGCATCGGGCTGATCAACCAGCTGATCCCGGTAGTGGGCGGCATAGCCGGCTCCAGCGCGGTGGCGCCGATCCTCACGAATTCGCTCGATCTGCTCGGCAAGATTGTGCCGATGATCGGGGTGAAGGACTCCGCCGGCATCGGCAAAGTGGTCGACACCCTGAAGGACATGGCCCCGCTGATCACCGATCAGATCGGCGCGACTTACAAGGGCGTCAAAAACATCATCAACTCGCTCGGTGCGCATCCCGCGACCACCGACGAGCAGATGGCTGCGCTGGAGGCGTTCGACAAAGAGGTGGACGCCGCTTGGGATGCTATCGAGGGGCAACTCGACCCCGACGCCAACAAGTCCTGACGACGGGAGCCTGCGCGTGGTCCCGGCCGAGCTGATCGAGTGGGTTGGCAAGGCCGGGGCCGTGGCGGCTCCTATTTTCATGTTCCTGTGGTGGCAGGAACGCGAAGATAGGCGAGCCGGAGATACCAAAATCGAGACGTTTTCGGAGCGCATGCTCACGAACGCGGTGGAGACAAAGGCGCTGCTGCAAACGATCGTTGAGTTGGTCAAGAGCGCGTCAAAATGAACCTTATAGGCTGGGCCCGGGAAAAGCTGTTTCGCCATCCTCGCGATCTGTACCGCGAGGCAATAGAGGCGACCGACGAAACCACGGTGCAGCTGCGCAGCATGCGCGAACAGCTATTGCCATACGCTTTGGAACGTGACGGGTTTGCGGCGATTATGCGAAAGCACATCGCGGCTGAAGCATACGAGCAGCCGCAGGTTGCGCAGATACACCGGGGGCCGCCGTGAGCAATGAATTCGTGCTTCAGCTGCTTAATGGGGCGTGGGCAATCGTCTCGGCAAGCCTCATGGTGATCTGCGCCATGTACCTGCAGCACGAGACGCGCGCCCGGCACATCCTGCCATTCGGCGAGCGCCGGCGCCTCACCGATGGCATGCGGGTGGCGATCGCGGCCTGCACCATGTCGCTGGGCGTATTCCTTCGATCGATCGAGACGTGGCGGTGGCGGGTGGCCGGCCGCGGCCTAGACGATCTGAGCCAACTCATGCTGCAGGCCGGCGGCCTGATCGCTGTTATCGGGTTTCTGTGCCTGATCCGCGAGCTCTCGCACCGGCTCTATGGCCGAGGCCCTTGGGCGGCCACGCTGCTCGCATTAGGCGTTTTCGCCGCGCTCTCGGTGATCGGAAGAATCCTCTGATCTCACGAATTGTTACAGCCGCAAGCCCTATAAAATAAGGGGCGCGCGCAATGTGATGCTGCGAATCCGACGCCGCGGAGTCGGCGGATTCCATCTTTCAAAAAATTATCCACAGGGGTTTCCGGGCAATTTGTTCGGGCATCACGCTGTCACGCTGGCCAATTCCCCGAGGGCCAATTTCCGGCCTGATATAATTGGTCTCACGCGCAGGAAATATAGGGCGCGGGCTGTTTGACAATGTGGAGATGGAAAATGACAACCACCTACGAGTGGGATATCGAGACGTGGCGCGGTGAGGAGATCATCGATCATAATCACCGGGATCGGCTCGCTGAATTTGGGATGGAGGAGCTGATCCAAGCGATCAACTGCGATATTCTCAATTCGCAAGGCGACTTCACCAAGCTGGTTCTCGTGCGGGATAGCGATCGAGACGGCCGGGCGTGGGCCTACATAACCGACGACGGCAAGCTGCCCGACGAGATGGTGGACGCCTTGGAGAAGGTGATCTGCGCGGTGCCGAAACGATACCGCGAGGAGTTCGCCCGATGATCCCGCACATATACAACGATGGAGGCCGGCGCGCTGCCGGCTTCCAAGGCAGCGCCGGCGACTGTGTTGCCCGGGCGATCGCGATCGTGGCCCGCCGCGACTATGCGACGGTCTACGCCGAGCTCGCCGAGATCAATGCCAAGCTGCGGCTCACCACCGCGCGCAAGCGCAAGCATGCCGCCAAGGCTCGGCGGAGCGCCCGGAACGGCATTTACATGACGGCGCCGTTTCGGCGGTACATGGAGGGGCTCGGCTTTCGCTGGGTGCCAACCATGAGGATCGGCGAGGGGTGCAAGATGCACCTCGATGCGGATGAGGTGCCGCACGGCAGGATCATCTGCCGGCTGTCGCGGCATCTCACCGCGGTGATCGATGGCATCGTGCATGACACTTACAATCCGGCTCGGGAAAAGAGCTACAATTTCGAGCCGGATCGTGGGCAGGCCCTGAAGGCAAATCAGGGGCGGAATCAAAGTGGCGTGTGGACGGAAATCGGTGGCCGCTGCGTGTATGGCTATTGGGTTTTCGAGGACTGAATATCAGCCTCCCCGGGTTCGCTCGGGGAGGCCGTTTCTTTTTCTGAGGCCAGATCGCGAGAGGCGAATTGCGCTCGCTGCAGATCGGTGATCAGGATATCGACGTCATCATCTTTGATCACATGCTTATCCGGTTGGCACACACAGGCCCTAGATGTTGTGTCATGCTGGGGTTTCCGGTTCTGGTTTTGGTTCCAACTCGCGAATGCGTTTGTCCAAAATCCACACCATATCCTCGCCCATTCCGACGCTCGGCTGCGGCAGCAGGCGCAGAACACGAACGAGGTTGTCGTAGGCGTCGGCCTTGGGTTCGAGGCGTGCGATGACCGCCCGCAGGCTCAAAATCTCCTGCTTGCAGCGGTTCATCATCTGGATGGCTTCGGCGTTCTTCATTTCCGGCGGCATCGTCGTCTCCTAATTGTTCAGTTTCAGGCCGAAAAGCTCACGCATTTCGGGCGGCAATTCCTTCGCGGCGGCCTGCCCAGACGGGCTACGCACCCATTCGTCGCTTTCCTCTTTCGTGGCGTCGAACTCACCGTTCGCCACGCGGGCGGCAAACTTGGTGAAGCCGGCGGCGGTCAGTTCCGAATAGAGTTGGGTGATCGGGCAGACATAGGTGTCGGCGTAATCGTCAAACTCGCCCGTCTCCGCGCGCTTCGCGAAAGCCTCATACTTCGCCGCATTGTCCGGCGAGGCTATCTCGGCGACCTTTCGGAGCTCGGCGGCCAACTTATCGCGCGTCCTCAACATCTAGTATGCCTCAGTGTTTGTGTGCGTTAACCGGATAAGCATGTTTGATCAAAAGAAATGACGCGCTATCGTTATCTGGCCGCAGCGTAATAAATCCGGCCTCGACTTGGATTGTCCATTTCCTGATGTTCTGGCCGGCGCTGTCGTCATCATCGCGCAGGATGCGCTCGATCGTGATCCGAGACACCATGAGAGCCTCTACCGGTTGACGTCATGCCAAGATGGCGCCCACGGCTCGCGCAGCATGTGAGCCAGCCGGCCGATCTGCCATGTGATCCGATCCACGATATCGTCGATCGGCAGGATGCGGCGGAGCAGCCGGCGCTTGGTGAGCTCGGCCACCGTGGCGCGAAACAGCACCTGATCATACTGGATGCGCGGCCGGGACGGCAGCGTGGTGAGGCGCAGATCGGTGCAGGCCTGCCCGACGTCGCGGCGCCAGCCTTCCGGGCCGCGCACCTCACCGCTGCGGGGCTTGATCCGGACCAAGGCCGGCGGGCGCTGGGTAATGTAGAGGAGCCGCGCCTTCAGCTCGGCGCGCGCTCGGCCGCGGTTGGCCTCGATCTCGGTGAGGGTTGCGGCGGCGTGCCGGCGCTGCTGTTCGAAGATGAGGCTCGTAAATGCGCCTCCAACGGCACCGCGACTCCCGCGGCTATCAATTTCCGTCGTGCCCATGATTTCACCTGTACTGCGTTGACTCGGTTGAACCGTTTTTCTTTCGACCCGATCATCTCGGCGATGCGGTCGATCACCTTGATGTTGACGTTGAAGGCCTTGGCCAGCCGGGCCTTGATCCCTCGCGTACCGCGCTCAAAGCCGAGCGCCCGGCGCTGCCAATAGTCCGTCCAATAGGTGAGCAGGATCATGCGCACCTGATCGTCGGAGAGGCTCGTGCGCCGCATGCCCGGGGCGCCGGTGTGATCAAGGGGTTTGTAGCCCTTTTTCCGCCGGCGCCATGGGCGTTTGCGGCGCTTAGAATTGGATGCGCTCAAAGCCCTGATCCGGACTACGACCGAGTACCTGATCGAGGATATCGCTGTCGACGCTATCTAGGATCGATGCCACGGCGCTCTCGCCCACGGCCTGCGCGAGACTTTCGCGCAGGGCGCCGGGATCGGCATCAGGCCCTTGCGTCGACTCTGGCCCAGATGGGTTGTCGCGCTCGCGCACCCGGGCGATATAGCCCTCTTTCCGCCCGATCTCGACATGGAGGTTAAAGATCGTGGCGAAAAGGTCGCGAATGCGTTTGATGCGATCCTGTAGCGCTTGGGAAATCGCGGCGCGCTGCCGTTGCTCGGCGCCGAGCTGGTTCTCCAGATTGGCAATACGGGCCTTCATGGTCTCTCGAATCTCGGCCAATTCGGCTTTTGCTTCATCGCGTTCAGTGCGCGCCAGCTGGGTCGCGGACGCGGCATTGCGAGCGATATCCGTCGCCTCGTTAAGCTGGCGTCGCAGCTCTCGCTCGCGTGGCGTTGTTCGGCGTTTCGACATAAAACCTCCGTGGGTTAAGCAGCGACGTGCTGCAGGGCCTGATCGCGGGCTCGGTTGAGCTCCGCCATTTGCTGATCCGAGCCTCCCGAATCGCTCGATCATCGACCGCCAAGCGCGATATTCTACGGTGCGCGCCATATCTATTTCCCATCCTCGTTTGCACCGCCGATGAAATCCGGAATCTCGGCGTCGGCGTCATCCTCCGCCGTTCGGCGTGTGCGCGATCGCGGCGCCTTTTTCGGCTTGGCCTCTTTGTCATAGGGATTCTTGGGCTCCGGTAGCGCGCCGCGCTTTACGAGCTCCATCATGATCGCAAAGGCTGATCGTGCATCATCGAGCGCAGTATGGCCTCCGGGCTGCGGGATGCCGAAATGCACGCATGCCTCGGAGAGTTTCGGCCATTTATAGCCGCCGCGGTTGCCGGCCGGAGGGATTTTGCAGAGTTCGGTCGACGCCTTCATGGTGCAGATGGTGCGCGTCTGCATATATCGATCTTCGAGGCCGGCGCGGCGGTTCTCTGCTCGCATGGCCTTGGTATCGTATTCGACATTATGCCCGACAATGATGCGCCTTGCATCGATTCCGGCATTATAAAGCGCCAAAGCATCGGTGATTGCGCCACCCTTTTCTTTGAGAATCTCGGTAGTGAGGCCGGTGATTTTGGCGGCCTCCTCTGACATTTCCCAGCCTTCTGGGCGGATAAGAAATTCGTGCTCGGCCTCTATCTCCAGATCGTTGTTGACGAAAATCATGCCAATCTGCGCCACTCGCGGCTGCCCGGGCGCATCAGCCGGTTTGCTATAGTCGAAAAGCCCTGATGTTTCTACGTCGCAGATTAGATAGCGCGGCATTGCCGATCTCCATTTTTGCGGCGCTGCCAAGCAGCTACCATTTTAGCGATAGTCTCGGGCGATCGCTTCCTGCCTCGGTGGAAGCGTGCCGATTTTTCTTTTTGCTCAGGCGTCTTTTTGAAATTCATTGCTCTGCGAGTTGAGAGCGATTTCGCCATATGCTCGGCAGTTTTAGGCTTGCCCTTTAGGGCCGCGCTGATCTTGGCCCGCGTTGCTGGGCTGACGATCTTACCCTTGCGAGAGAATCCGCGGACTCCATCGCCTCCAGCCGTGGAATTATATCCATGAAAGCGGTTGTTTGATCGATAGAGATCGATCGCCTCGATCTCCATTTCGCACAATTCTTGCCATGTTGCCGCAGTAGCTATCTCCTCCATCGCCCAACAATCAGGGCCGTATTTTCGCATGGCCCTGTAGAGGTATCGATGGCTAAGGCAATCCGCTCGCGCCGCCTTAACATGCTCTGCAAATCGGGTGTGGCCCGATCGAGATGTAATGCCAATATAGACCTTTTCGGTGGTCCGATTTCGGAGGGCATAAAGCAGCATCAGGATGCCTCCTTAATTCGCTTCATCGACGCCTTGGCGTTATCGGTGAGCTGATCGATGCTGATCCCCAGCATCTGGGAAATCCGGCCGAGCACCTTATCCATGGAGCGCTGGAATTCGTCATGCCCCATGTTGTGGTGATCCTGAGATTGTGCCGTCCAAACGGTGACGATATCGCCGCTCACTTTGATCACGGCGTATTCGTCAAGAGCGCGGCAGAGCGCGCCGATCTGGATCGCCTCCTCGGGCGTCGCGCACGGCTGCACGTGTTCATCGCAGAAACCCTCTTGAATCATGGCCCATTTCCGCAAGTGTGTCGACGACGGGAAGCGCTGCAGGTTACTATCGCGCCGGCGCTGCCAATGCTCCGGCAGGTTCTGCCAACCCACCTCTACGGCCTTAAAATAGAGGCCGTGCGCCTTCATTGATCGTTCCTGATGCGGGATCAGGGCGTATTCCCGCCCGGGGCGGAATTGCCGGCCGGCGAGCGTGCGGAAGCGATCGAGCGGCACCATTTCGCGGCCGCTCCAGATAAACGCAACCGGTTCGATTTTAGCTGACATATTCCCAGCCGAATCCACGGTGTTTTGATTGGTTGCCGTTGCATACGTCCCAAATGCATTTGCGATTGCCGCCGGGAGTTGCCTCCGCAGCCTCTAGCAGGCTTCGATAAATCACACCATCGGATCGCCGCACGCGCCTAGTGGATTTACGATTTAGATTCTGCTCGCGGCGAGTGGCCCAGCGGCAATTACCCGGCTCATAATTGCCATCCTTCTGCGGGTAGCGATCGATCGAATATTCCGGCCCGGGACGTGGGCCCATGTCGGCGAGGAAATTATCGAATTTCTGCCAACGCTCGCAAACCGCGACGCCTACCCCGCCATAGGTGCGGTACATGTGGAAATTCGGATTTGTGCACCTCGATTTCATCATTTGCCATGACGAATACGTTAGCGAAGCGCCACCGAGCGCTTTGCCCCGTTTATGTCCGTGGGATAGAGCAGCCATTATCGCAATTTCTCCACAAGCCTGCGCAGCTCCAGATCAAACCGCTCGATCTCCTGCGCGAGCGCTTTGATATACGCTTCATCCCGATAGGTGCGCGCGATCAGCCGGCGCATTTTCGGGTGCGCATAGACGATCAGATCGATCCATTCGGCCTCGGCCACCATGAGGTTGCCTTGGCATTGAGCATAGTGTTCCGGCGGGAAATACGTGGGATTTTCCCTCCACTTCAGCATCATGGGGATCAGGATATGCGGCTCGGCCTTTTTGGCTTCCATCATGCCGTTTTCGCCCACGAGCGAATCCGGGCTGGCACCGCAAAGACCATTGCGAACAAACCCGATCTGCATCGGTTCGCAATCGCGCAGGAAGGCATAATCGCGCCTGATCTCGGGCTCGGCCCGCTTCCCGCCTTCCATATATTCGTTGATAAAGCTGGTGGCCGGCACGCCGGTGATCCGCTCGCCGGCCAGCTTGTGCAGATAGGTGGTGCGGCCGCGGCGCTCCTCGGAGTTGGCCATAAGCAGCTTGAAATTGCTCGCGGTCGGAATGCCTCGGCGCAGCTCGTGCCACTCCGGGGTGCCCTGCTCGATATCGAAAAATTCAGCGGCCATCACGATTTCCGAAAGGTATTGAGTCCCTGCAGGCAGCGGTCGTAAATATCGGCTGGAATATTCTCGAATTTATCGACCTTTGCCCAATTGAGGAATTTTTCCGGGCTGCAGCCCACCTCTTTGCACTTGTCGCGCAGGATGGTTTCCTGATCGAGGGTGATCGTGGGCTTGGAGGGGTCGATGTTCTCCAGCTTCACCCGGCCGGCGGCGTTGCCGTCGTCGTCGCGGTCGATCGCGATGTTGAAAACCATCTTCAGCAGGATGCGCATCGCATAGGTGACGCCGGAGCTCGCCGCATGGGTGCGGCTCATGACGTTGCCGCCTTTTGGCCCCTTGCCATCAACCGGCAATTCGAGGCGATAGCGGCGTGTGTGCCCGTGCGCGGTGGCCTCGCAAATGAAAGTCATCATCTCCGGCAGCGGGTTCGGCTCGGTGTCGAAGGTGAGATCGAAACCGTGCTTGGTGTAGATCGGGCGCAGAGCACGATCGAGAGCGGCGTGCGAGCCGTATCTGCTCTTGGTTTCGTCATTCTCCGCATCCGCGCGGATCGGCCCCATCTCGGCCTGTGCGGCCGCCATGGCGCCGTGGAACGCATCGCGGCGCTGATCTCGCACAATCTCCATAGCGAGCTCGCGCGCCTCCCGCATCTTGGCGACGTCGACGGCGGAATTCTTGGCCAGCCGCTCCATCATGGTGATCGCGGCCATGGACTCGGTGAGGCTGGAGAGTGTTCGGGCCGGCGCCCGGGCGAGCTGGCGCCCATCGCGCGCGGCCTCCTCGGCGATTTCAGGCGCTGTCAGGAGATCGGGCTGCTGCGGCTCGGTGGGCATTTTCGAGGTTCCTTTTGAGCATGAGAGGATCGGCGGCGACGATCCGGCCTAGGCAGGGGCCGTCCGACTGACTGAAAGATGTAAACCAGATCGGCACGGGATCGAGGGTGCAGCCGGGGTGCTTCAGGAAACCCCGGCCGCATGTGGAGCAGATGAAAACGGGATCACGAGGCCTTTCCACGGCTCACCTTATTGCAGTCTGGGCACTTGGCCGCCAGCATCCGATCAGTGTTCCCGGTCCATCCGAATTGGCGAAAAATCTTGGCCGCCTCGGTATCCGACATTTCGGCCGAGGCGCCTTTGATTTTATCGCTGCGGTCGCAGGATCGGCATTCCAACCAAACCCCGAGAGGGCAGCCAAAGCGGCACTGCGCCATCGCGATTCCGTAGCTCTGGGGCACAAGTGTGTAGGATTTCATCGCACCTGCCCCTTTGGAACCAGCTTGATCGTGGCGCCTTCCATCGGCGTGCGGTGGGATTTCGTCTTGGCCCACGCCTTCAGCGCCATATCGATATGATCCTCTTTCAGGAAGGGCCAAAGCGCTTCCTTATCGAGTTTCGTGACGTCATCGATTTTGACGTAGGGCACGGTGGCCATGGTGGCCATGGCGCCGCTCTCGGTGCGCGTCCGCACGAGATCAGCAGCCGGCGCCGCGGCGTCGATCCGGGCATCCTCGGCCTGCTGCTCGGCATAGGCAGCCGCTGCGGCGTGCTTCTCGGCAGCGCGATCAGCCTCCTCGGCCGCTGCCCGGGCCTCCTCCTCGGCCTTGCGCTGGACCTCGGCGTTGGCCTCTTTGCGGGCCCGCTCGGCGCGCTCCGCCGCTTCTGCGGCCTTGCGGCGCTCGATCTCGGCACGCTCGCGCTCGGCTCGCTCTGCGGCCGCAGCAGCCTCGGCTTTGCGCCGCTCCTCGGCGGCAACACGCTCGCGCTCGGCGCGCTCCGCGGCCAGCTTGCGCTGCATGTAGTCGTCGACCCGGGCATCAGCGATATCAATCCCGCCGGCGGCGTCATGCTTGCGGCCCGGGCGCCGGGCCACCTTGCCCCAGAGGCCGAAAAAGAAATTGTCGACGCCCTGCCCGCGGCGCAGGAAGGGCTGCTTTTCCATGTCGTGGTAGCCCTCGATCCGCTTGGTGAGATCGCGGCCCTCGCGGATCAGCACCGCATAGCGATCGAGCGTGGCCTCATCCTCGATCGTCTTGGGCAGATCGCGCAGGCGCGCCAGCACGCCGGCCACGCTGTTGCCCAGCTCGGCATAGTCCTTGGAGAGCCGGGAAACTTCCTCGGCGGCATAATCGATATTGGTGTCGGTGTTGCTCACGATCTGTCTCCTGTCTGGTTGAGCCTCTCGGCTGCGGAGTATTTGTAAACCCTCCCGGGCTTATTTGTCAACCGTGGGTTTGCGAAATCCGCGCCCTTTCGGAAATGGCCGGGAGGCCCATTTCCGCTTTGGCGGTTTCTTGGTGCGACCCTCCAGCCGGGCGAATTTGGTTTTCAGGCCGATATCCGAGCCCTTGGTGGTGACGGTCTTGGCCGCGCCCGGCTTCCGGCCGGTGGTCTTTTGCTGATGATCGGCCTTTTCCCGGTAGATCAGGGCCTCGGGATCGTGTGCATGCGGCGTGTATCGCGCGGCGACGTCACGGATTCGCGGATTGTAGGGGCGTAGGATCAGCGCCGGATCGTGATCGAGAGCATGGGGTTTCATCTCCCCGTTATTTTGCAGAAAAAGCACCATCAACAAGGCTTCAAGCCGAGCCCCATTCGACGGATAATCCATGCCCTGATACACGGCGAAGGCCCACCGGTTTGATTCTGCAACCTGCCGCTCCGCCACCTTCACCCGCACCGAGAGCGGCGGCATGGGCGGCCGCTCCCGCTTGATCTGCTTCATGGCACTGCCTTCAAGCCAGCTTTGCAGGTTTCCAACGCGAGGCCCTTTTCCCGGCAGAGGTAGCCGATCTCCATGGAGCGCAGCGCCATCTCTTGCAATTCGCCCGGTTTAAGCGATCTGGATTTGCCGCCCTCGCGAGGCATCTGGCGGATCAGATAGGCCAGCGTGGCGCCGGTGCCGATCGACAGCAGCAGCAGGATCGCCGGGATGGCGAGTATGCGGAATCGCTTCATGCCTGCACCTTTTCGGCCTGTAGCTTGCGCCAAATCTTGATGGCCTCGCGCGCGGCGGCGTCTTGCGATTGGAACCGCTTTTCCTTCCCGCCCGATCCGCGGATAACGCCGTGGCCGATAACGTACCCGCGATATGAATTGAGGCGCGCGCTGGCGCCGAGCGTCATGATCTGGCCGTCCTCGCTGATGCGTGCATAGCGGAGAATGCCCACGGAATAGGAATAAAATTGCACGCCATCGATCGGCTTGTGGTCGGCGCGCGTGCGCCGATAGTGCGGCCTAATATAGGTGGTTTCATCATTGCTCATGGCAGCATCCCCATTGGCGTTGCGATCCAGAAAAATGCGATGCCGACGAAAATGACGGCATAGCAGGTATATTCGAGGGCCCGGGCGATCATCGGCCCACCTCGGCTTGAATTGACCGCAGCGCCTCGGTGAGGGCATCGGAGGCCCGCGCCAAAGCCATCTTGGTGGCGGCAGAGTGGCGAGGATCGCGCGCCGCAGCGCTGATCGCATCCCGGCGTTTCTCCATAGCGCAGAACCTGCGCTCCAATTGCCTTTCAGTCATTTTTTGCATTTCGATCTCCTGCAGTGGTGAGCCAATATTGGCTCGGGTTTGTAAATGCAAGGTTGACAGTAGCGGAATAATTACGGTTGTCAACCGAGGGTCAACATGATATTTCCCGAACCATGAATAAATTGCCGGATGATTACCAGCCTCCTAAAACCGCCAAAGAGGCGCTCGATCTGCTTTGGCAGGTGACATATCCGGCCGAGCTTGCCAAAATGTTGAGCGAGAGGCCGGCAACGGCCCAGAATCCCAACCCGAAGGTATCGCGCGCGGCCCTTTCCAAGTGGAAAACCGTGCCGATCCACCGAATTCCCGATATTGTCGAATTGACCGGAATCCCGCGGGAGCATCTCGCCCCGGAGGTTTACGGTCATGGTCCCGGGGAACAACCCCATGCCCCACCCGGGCCGTGAGCCCGCCGGCCCGGGCTGTAATACCCATTCCGGCCCGGGCCGGCACCACTTTCCCAAACCCCTATAGGAGCCACCATGGCAAAGGCCGGACGTCCGAAGCTATCCGATGAAGAAAAGGCCCGTCGCAAGGCGCAGCGCGAGGCCGCGAAAGCCAATGCCCCGGCGGCGGCCGATCGGGCCGAGGCCCGTGCCGCCAACAAGAACAGCGCCGCTCCCGCGGCCGCCCAGCAGGCGAGCCCCGCCGAGGCCGCCAAGCCGGCGCAGAACACCGACGATATCGATCGCGAGCAGGCCGCTCTCCTCAAGCAGTGGGTGCCGAAGATCGCCGCGGCGCGCGCCGCCGTCACGAAATATACCGGCGAGCTGCGCGCGGCCTACAAAAAGGCCAAGGCTGAAGGTGGTTTCACCAAGGCCGATTTCGATACCGCACTTGCGACCGTCACGCCGGAGGCCGAGGCCCGCGAGCGCGCCAAGATCGCTCGGCAGCTCCAGATCGCCAAATGGATGGGCTCCGATCTCGGAACGCAGTTCGATCTGTTCAATGCGCCGGCGCAAATGTCGGCGGTAGACCGCGCCCGGCAGGAGGGCATCGCCGACTCCGAGAACAACAAGAGCGGCGGCGCCCAGCCGGCCTATGATCCGGCCACGCCGGAATATGCGGCCTATATGGAAGGTTTCCACTCGGTTTCGGAGCGCCGAGTGCAGGCCGGCATCAAGCCGCTCCACCCCGAGGTGGCCGAGGATGAGGCCAAAAAGGCCGCCGCCGCTGCCGCGACGCAGGCCCAGAAAGACAAGGACGCGGCTGCTTTTGACAAGCCCTCGCCCGGTTCTGACAAGGCCGCGAGCGCGGATGCCAAGCCGCCGAGTGACAAGGATGCGGAAATCCCGGGCGTTCCCGGGGGCTCTCCGCCGCCGGCCGCCGCCGAGCCTCCCAAGCCGCAGAGCGGCGTGCCCATGACGCGAGCGCAGTTCAAGGCGGCGCAGGAGGCCAAGGCCGCCGAGGCCGCGAAAGGAAACTGAGGCCGGGTGAGGGCCGCGGGATAAAACCCCGGCCGCGGTTGCAACTAAACCGGCCAAGGCGTGCCTGCGTAGAGAAATCTTGGCAGGCCGTATGAGGGGCGCGCTCGGCCCCTTTTATCGATCCGGAGTGGCGCCCGGCGGCATACAAAGGCCCGCTGCCCAAAAATGGCGGCGGGCTTTAGCCTGAGAGGGATCGGATGGTGGACGAATATTTACAGGGGATTATGGACCGGCCGGCTCACCCGCCGCTGCCGCCGCCCCCACCTCCAGAGCCAATTGTCGTTATCCAGCTGATAGGGCCTCCCCGGGGAAAAGGGCGGCCTCGCACGCGCGTTGTCGGCGAATTCGCAACGATCTTCACCGACAAGAAAACCCGGGAGTATGAGAACGCGCTGAAGGCCGCCGGGATCGCCGCCATGGGTGATCGACCCGCGGTCGACGGCCCGCTCTCGGTGGTGATCTATGCGTTTTTGCCGGTGCCCAAGAGCTGGAGCAAAAAGGATCGAGCCGCGGCGCTCGCCGGCGATATCATGCCCACCGGGAAGCCGGACTTCGACAATATCACCAAGATGCTTGACGGATTGAACGCGCACCCGCCCCGGTTCAAGGGCGACCGCGAAAAGCGCCCGATAGTTTGGCGGGATGACGCCCAGATTGTCGCCGCGCAGTTTCTAAAGCAGTATAGCGATCAGCCGAGGCTGGAAATCACGGTTTGGCGCTGGGAGTAGAAGCGTGCACAACGTAATATCGCTGGAGGATCAGCGACGCCGCAAGCTGGGTCTCGGCAAGGCGCGCCGGCGCCGACATGCGCAAAGCGAGCGCGGGCGCGATCTGTACCAGACCCACGAGGTTGCCACGCAAGCGCTCCTCGATAACGAGCGCCTGCCATATTGCCTCTGGGAAGGGAGCTGCGGCCCGGGGCGCATGGTGCGGGTGCTCCGCCGCGCCGGCCATGAAGTGATCGCCACCGATCTCGTAGACTATCACTCCCCGGATCAGGACGCCGGCAATTTCGATTTCCTGCAGCAGACCGATTTGCCGATCCCCGGCGTCGATGCGATCGTGATGAATCCCCCTTTTTCGATGGCAGCATTTTTTGCCCAGAAGGCGATCGAGCTCTGCCCGCTGGTTTACTTGCTGTTGCCCCTCACATTCTTGGAGGCTGGGCAGGAAAAGACGGCTGCCGGCCGAGCGCGGCTGCGGGTGTTGGATTCTGGATATCTGGCGCGCGTGAGAGTTTTTACCGCGCGTCTCCCCATGATGCACAGAGATGGGTGGACGGGCCCGAAATCCACGAGCACGGTGGCCTATGCTTGGTTCGTATTTTCTTGGTCGCATTTCGGGCCCGCGCTCGTGGACAGAATTTCTTGGAGGTGGGA